AAAGAGCATAAGCTTGCTGCTATCACGGTCTACACACAGGAGTTAATGCGTCGTTCTGATCCGGCAGTTGATGTTCTGGTTCGTGATGATCTGATTGAAGCATCAAAAACTTTAATTGATAACACATTCCTTGATGCGGGTGCTGCTACAGCGGTTCGCCCTGCCGGTGTTTTAAATGGGGTAACAGCCACTCCAAATACAGGCACTACAGCAGAAAATTATGAAGCCGATTTACTAGCTTTGGTGAATAGCTTTGTTACCGCAAACCTCTCGCTGGATGGTGCGTACTTCATTATGTCTGAAACACGCGCTGCACAAATCAGCTTGCTTCGTGATGCGCTAGGAAATACCTACTTCCAAGGCATGGCGCTTCGCGGCACTCGTACATTGATGGGTATTCCGGTAATCACATCACAAACAGTCGGCGATAAGATCATTCTTGTTAAGACTTCTGAAATCCTGCTCGCTCAGGATGGTGGCGTGGATGTGTCTTACTCTGACCAAGCAACTCTGGTTGATGGTGGTACGACTCATCACTTATGGCAAGAAAACAAATTTGCGGTACGTGTTGAAAAGTTCATCACCTGGGCGAAACGTCGTCCAATCGCAGCGGCATTCCTTGATTACACACCGTAATCTGATTTGAATGCTCCAAAAAACAGCTCCTTAATCGGGGCTGTTTTTATATCTAAGCATCACAATTGTTTAGCTATAGGAACAGTCTATGAAGATTAAATATTTAAAAATTACCCACGATTCCAATGTTGGGGATGTGAAAGAGATTCCTGATTTTCAGGCAAACGTTCTGCTCAAAATTGGAGTAGCTGAAGCATATAAAGAGCCTAAAAAGGCTGCTCCAAAAGCGAAAAAAGAAGATAAAACTCAAGAATAGGATGTAAAGAATGGGCTTTTTCGGAAATTTATTTGGTAAAAAGAAATCTCTCCAAGGAGTCCATTCAAACCAAGGTTGGACTTCTTTGTTTGTACATGAGCCATATGCAGGAGCTTGGCAGAAAAACGATGAGCTGACTCGGGAGGATTTGGCAGCGCATCATGCGGTATTTAGCTGTGTTTCTCTAATTTCTCAAGATATTGGCAAGATGCCGATTATCTTAAGAAAAAAACAGCAAGGTGTCTGGATTGATCAAGATATTCCAGAGCGTTTCAGTGTTCTAAACAAGCCAAACCACTACCAGACATGGCAGCAATTCAGCGAGCAATGGACTACCTCCTTATTACTTCGAGGTAATACTTATGCTTTTAAGGTCCGGGATATTTTTAATGGGCGTGTAGTCGGCTTAAAGGTGTTAAATCCTGACTTGGTAAAACCATTAGTTAGTGATTCTGGTGATGTGTTTTATCAGCTTAATGATGATCGACTCAATCAGACTTCTCATGAAGTGGTGCCAGCATCTGAAATCATTCATGACCGTATAAACTGTTTCTATCATCCTCTTGTAGGCTTATCGCCAATTACAGCCTGTGCGGTGGCGGCAGGGCATGGTTTAGAGATTCAGCAAAGCCAACGCCGACACTTTAGAAATAACAGCCGTCCAGGTGGAATTCTTACAGCTCCAGGACCTATTGATCCTGAAAAAGCAAAATCCATTAAGGCGCAGTGGAATGAAAACTACGGTGGTGCAAATGCCGGGTGCACAGCAGTTGTAGGGGATGGCTTGAAGTTTGAGGCTATTGCTATATCAGCTGCTGATTCACAGCTTATTGAACAGATGCGAATGACTAATGAAGTGATCTGTGCTGTTTTCCATGTGCCACAGTTTAAATTGGGTATTGGCACCATTCCAGCAGGGCAGAAAGTTTCAGATTTAAATGAGATTTACTACTCTGATTGCCTGCAAAGTTTGATTGAGGCTCGCGAAAACTTACTCGATGAAGGCTTGGGCCTAAAGACCTCAAATTTAGAAGCCTTTCTCGATCTGGATACTTTAATTCGTATGGATTCAGTATCTCAGATGCAGCGACTTAAAGAGGGTGTTGGTGCAGCAATCATGACACCCAATGAAGCGCGTCAAAAGCTCGGTTTAGAGCCCCTTGAAGGTGGCGACACGGTTTACATGCAACAGCAGAACTTCTCGCTTGAGGCGCTGTCTAAGCGTGACCAGCTGGATGATCCTTTTGGTAAATCCGCACCAAATACGCCTAAAAATACTGAAAACTCAGACCAAAAAGGCCAATACCAAGGCATTTTTAAGGCTGAAAATCAGTATAAATCAGGCCAGTTTGTGACGCATAAAGGCTCATTATGGCACTGTGAAAAAGATCATTCGGGTGATTTTAATCACGAAAACTTCAAATTGGCGCAAAAGAAATGGGGTGTTGAATGAGTATTGTTGATTTAGCCACTCTAAAAGAGCATTTGCGCTATGACGATGATTCAAATGATTTGATGCTTCAGGGGTATTTGGATGCAGCGGATTCGGTGGTGTTGAATTACATCACTGATGAACTTGAACCTGATTACCCTAAAGCAATTCATCAGGCAATTTTATTGCTGTGTGGATATTGGGACCAGTACCGCAATGCTGAGCAGGAAACGCCGGTAAATGGCAACTTCCTACCGATGCCGGTACAAAGCCTGCTTTATCCATATCGTAAGCCTACAGCGATTTGAGGTGATATATGGCCCAACGTGCCGGCGAACTATGCCACCGTGTGACGATTCAACATAAAACCACGGTCTATGATGAATACAACTACGAAACTGAAGACTGGACTGAATACAAAAAACTTTGGTCTAAATTAGAGTTCCTTTCTGTGAAAGATTCTCTGAATGCTAAAGCTGCCGGATCAGAAATCACAGCCCGGCTAAAACTGCGTAAACGTGATGATATTGACTCAGGTATGCGCGTTTTATTTGATGGTCAGACATTCCAGATTGTTTCACCGCCTAAACCAGACAATGAAAACGGTCGGATTTATATGACGCTGGAGTTGTCTTTGGTAGGGTGAGGCTCTATTATTTAGGTACAGACCTAAATAAGCAAAATTATGAAAGCGCTCATTTTTTATGTAGCAATGTTCAGTATTCTTTATCTGATGTGTCTATTTACTTTGCTTGTTGCCGGCGCATCATTTGAAGATATTAAAACTATCTCTCTTGGGTTTTTGGTGAGTGTATTGGTTTGCTATCCCTTTTTCCTGAAAGTTAAAAAAATATTGTAATTACCCCAATTCTAAAGCCCGCCTAGTGCGGGTTTTTTAATGCGAGGCATTTATGTCAGTCGAATTTAAACTTGAAGGTCTTGAGTCAGTCCAGGAAAAATTTAAAAGACTCGGTAATGCCCGCTTAATCAAAAATGCTGCTCGGCGCTCTATGCGTAAAGCCATGGCGATTGTACGCGATGCAGCCCGGGCTAATGCAAAAGGAATTGATGATCCAGAAACCGCAGAAAAGATCTGGAAAAATATTGCGATTGCTGCCGGTAAAACACGAAATCCAAATGAAGTGGTGATGCGTGTCGGTGTGCGGGGTGGTGCTGCACAGAATGCAAATACCGATAAGGCAGCCTTATCCAAGTTATCTGGTGGAATCACGACCTATTGGAGATATTTGGAATTTGGCTCGGTACACAATCCTCCGGTGCCATTTATGCGCCCAGCACTACAAAATAACATTCAGGCAGTTATGAGCAGTTTTGCTCACAACTTTAATGCTGAAATCGACAAGGAACTCGCCAAGTTATGAACATTTTACCCGTGGTTCCGATGCTGAAAGCTAATCCTGAAGTCACAGCACTGCTTGGCACCAGTCCTTTGAAAGTCTGGGAAGATATTGCGCCATCCGGCATACCCTATCCGTACGCAGTCTGGTCGGTAGTCACTGGCGATCCGCAGAATAATTTAGATTGCCCGGCCAATACTGATCATGTGTCATTCCAGATCGTTGTTTACGACACTCAGCAGAAAAGAGCTTCAGATATTCGGTCTGCAATACGAAAGGCCTTAGAGCCGTATTGCTATGTCACCAACATTCACCCAAACCACTTTGAACGCATTGCTGACACTAATATTTTTGGCCGTGGCTTTGATGCGAACTGGTTTTTGGATAGATAAATAATTTTTCAACCAAGCGTCCATATGGGCGCTTTTTTTATGCCTGTTTGTTTGTATTTGCATTCTACATTCAGGCTCGAGCAACTCAAAAAAAGGAGTTAGTTATGAATGCGATGTTAAAACCGATTGAAATCGTTAATGTTGAAAATGGCGAACCCATGACAACCACACTGCAAATCGCGCTAGGCTTGGGTATCCAACATGCCACAGTTATTAAATTGGTTAGGACTTATATGCCAGATTTTCAGGAATTTGGAAGGGTCAGATTTAAAATCCAATCCTTTGAGACAACTGGTGGTGTTCAAGAAAGAAAATACGTCCCTCTAAATGAACAACAAGCCACCTTTTTGATGACACTCATGCGAAATAGTCCGAGAGTAATTGAATTTAAGAAGGCTTTAGTAAAGGCATTCTTTGAAACGCGGGAGTTCATCCGCTCCCAAGATCAGAGTTATAACAATATTCACAACAAATTATCACTTCAACTTGACCTGGCGAAATCAGATGCAAGCCTTGCAGGTAGTGTTTTAGGAAGCTATCGCAAGAAACGAGATTTATTAATGACTGCAATTACTGAGGTTGAACGACTCATGCAGCCATGTCTATTTGAATAACCAAATTTATTAAAACCAACGCCACCATCCGGTGGCTTTTTTTATGCCTAAAATTGAGGAGTAGCTACTCATGGCGACTAAAAAAGGTGTGCTGTCACAAGGTACTAGTGTCTGGATTCTCCATGGAGGTACTCCAGTACTTACAAAAATGGATTGTATTAAAGCTTTAGCTCTTGGTGATGATAGCACCACAGATATAAACACTACCTGTTTGGAAGAGAGAACCACCGCAACATCTGATTGGGGATTAACAACTCCAGGTGAGGGTTCAATTCAAATTGATACTGACCCAAATAATGCGACTCACATGACCTTATTGCAATTGGCTGCTGAGCGTGCAGAAGTGGATGTGTATGTAGGCTGGTCTGATGGTACTGCCGCGCCAACTTTAACTGGCTCGAATGTTACATTACCTGAAACACGTACTTGGTCATCTTTCCGCGCAATTCTGCGTAAAGGCTCGGCTGTATTTGATGCGGATTCCATGGTGAATCACACAATCCCAATGAAACGCCAGACTGAAGTAATAGACGCATTTAAAACGGTGGTCCCATAATGAAGAAACTGGATATTAAAGGTCTTAAAAGGGTGGCGCTTGAACAAAGCCCGCCTGTTGAGAAGACAATTAAATTTAATATTGGTGGCGAAAAGTATGAAGGTCAGGTGTGGGTTCGGCCTTTGAGCTTTAAGGATCAGAGCGAAATCTCTAAAGCTTACCAGTGGAACTTCAACGAAGATGACCCAGCTAAATCAGAAATTAAGTCTATTGATACTCGCCGATTACAGGCAGCTCAGATTTTGGGAAGTATTTGTGAAGATGCAAAAGGAACAGCATTCTTTAGCACAGTTGATGAAGTGTTGGACTCCAATCCCTCATTAATTGGCGCAATGTATGAAGCTGCCAATGATGTAAATAATTTTTTGGGAAAGTCACAGAAGACGAGTTTAACGAAAACGAATTCTGGTGTGAGCTTGTCCTCAACGGAGTCGGCGGAAAAACGATCCAAGAAGCAAAACAAAACATTGTTGGAAGAGAGCCGGCAATCTGGCGAGAGCTCTGGTGGAGACGAGGAAGTTTTAACATCGGAAGAAGGATAGAGCAGGCAATTGGTAGTCTGCACGAAACCTATCTAAACGGAAAGCTTAAAGAAGAAGATCGATTAGATAAGCAATTCTTTATGCCGCATGAAGATGTGCCAAAGCCACTCACCTTTGAAGAAGAGCGCATGTTAGCCATTAAGAAGAAATCAGGTTAGCTTGGTTTCTTACTCCTTATATCTGAGAAGTGAGTTGCAAATTTGCAACTCAAACAAAACCCATCTTAAAGACAACTCTTCCAATGATATTTATGAAATCCGGACTAACCTCAAATGAAGGGTCAATGGTAGTGGCTTTCAATTTAAAGTTTAACAGCAAAGACCAAATTTGGTACTCGCTTTACCAGTCAGTAGGTCTTTGTAGCACAAGGGTAAAACTTATATTCCCAGTTTTAGAAATACTAACCACCCTTTTGTTGACCTCAAATGTATTGATATTTCCACCTAAATCCTCGATCTCTAAAACATCCCCTTTCATGGGAATTTGAGCTGGATCAAATTGAAGAATTAAGCTCTGATACTCATCTTCCTCTAGATCAAAATTGGGAGTAGGTAATATTTGGAGGCATACATCAATTTTTTTATTAACAATTGGCTTTTCTCCAGTCAGGGAGAAACTTTGCTCAAGTCTTGTGACAATCTCTTGATTAATAGATCGTGAGTTTTCCTTAGATGCGTCAACAACTTTTTCTTTTAAGTCTTCGGACCACCGCAAATTGTATTGGGTAGTCAGGCTTCCGCTACTTGCAGTCATGGCTATCACCTACGATAAATATTTGTAAATTCTAGCACTCTAGGTATTGTTTTAATATTCGTATTAAAATAATATTGACTAATAATATCATTTCGATATTATTAAGTAATACCAAAACAATATTACTTAAAGGTGGTCATAATGGAGAAACTTACAAAACCAAATACAGTTCAAAGAATCAAGGTTCAATACAATCTTCGAATTGAACCTGAATTAATGGACTGGCTTAAAGAACTGGGTCAGGAATATGAAAGACCTGTAAATTATTTGATTAACCATGCGGTTAAGCAAATGAAAGAAAAGCTAGAGGATGCGAAAGCATGAAATCAACAGACAACAAAAAAGCCCCTGAATCTTGGCGGATGCGGAGCTTAATTGATTGTCAACAACTATGAGGTAAATCAACATGAGTAGTTTAGCACAAATTGAACCACAAAAAGCAACTATGGTTGCACGCTATAAAGGCGTACCTGTTTTAACAACCGATATGCTTGCTGATTTTTATGACACTACACCGGTTCGCATTCGTCAAAACCATCACGAAAATAAAACTCGCTTTATTGAGGGCAAGCATTATTTCAAAATTACAGGTCAAGAACTAAAAGATTTTGTGAGTAGTTTAAAACTACTCACAAATAATTTGCCAACCTCTCAAAGAGGTGAGCAAGATTTGCTTAGTAGTGTTGAGGGTAATCAAAGTTTGCTTGTGAATATTCTTCATACGCAAATCTCAAACAAGGTACGCGTTCTTATATTGTGGACTGAACGTGGCGCGGCCAGACATGCAAAAATGCTAGACACCAATCGAGCATGGGACATATTCGAGCAATTGGAAGATTGTTATTTTGCTGTGCAGGAATACGTAAAGCAGAAAACTAAAACCACCCCGAAAGACCGTGAAAACCTGCGTCATGCTGTATCGAACTTAGTATCACGCGTAAAGATTAACTTTTCTGATGCGTACATCATGGTTCAGCAGCGATTCAACGTTGAGCATATTGAGGAGATTCCATTAGATCGGCTTGATGAGGCGGTTGAATATGTTCACGGTCTAATTCTGACCTTTGATAAAGTTCAGCAACATTCACCGGTAGATGTAAGTGCGATTCAGAATTGCCATGGTGCATTGCAGTATCGACTGATTGAGTACCATGAACAGCTTGAAAAGGAAGTGAAGCGTTTAGGTGGAAAAATGCCTGAGCATCCAACCTTTAATACAGAGCATGTGGTACAGGCTTTAATGTCGCAAATACTCCAAGGCAAGCAGATGACCCTAAGACTGAATTATCAAGGTGGATTTGCAATTGACTTGCTGCCTGACAATGCAGTGATGATTGATGCCAAGAGTATTCCTGAACTGGTATGTCGCACTGACTTGGTGAGTAAAGATCAATTACCAACGATTGTGCAAAATGCAATGGATCGACTTGTGAAGTAATTTTAATTTAAGAACAAGACCACTCTCCGGAGTGGTTTTTTTGTGCCGGAATTAGTATCTTGTCTCTATTAAGGAGGGGTGGGATATGGCATTAATTAAATGTAAGGAATGTGGACATCAAATTAGCAAAAATGCTGAAACGTGTCCTAATTGCGGGGCAAAAAATAAAAAGAAGACCAGTGTGATTACTTGGATTTGTGCTGGGATGTTAGGATTGGCCGTTTTGATTTGGGCCTTTGCGGATCATACGCCCAGCGCTCCAACTGAACCAAGTGCAGAAATGAAGTCTCTTCAAGCCAAAGCTTCCACTAAAAGAGCTATTTCTGAGATTCTCAAGGATCCTGACTCAGCAAAGTTTGAATTTTATAATGAAAATTGTGGAACAGTGAATTCAAAAAATAGTTTCGGAGGTTACACTGGGCCAAAAAGATTTGTTTCTGTCGATGACATAATTGATCTTGAAGGACACACCATCTCAAAGAAACAGATGGATAAATTATGGAACAAATATTGCAAATAAAATCAATACGTTATTCTTATTTTTTGGTATAATAATCAAGCAGCCCCGACAAGTGTTGGAAGCACAAATCGGGGTCTAATCAACCTGTTAATGAGAGTAACAAGATGACTGAATCCAATTCTAAAGTCATAGCCCCCGCTATGCAAACTAAAAAAACAAGTCAACGAAGAACAACTGCGCAATTTATTCTTGAAGCTATTGCGGTGCATGGCAATAGGTACGACTACTCCAAAACCCTTTACATAAATGCAAAAACAAAAGTCTTAATTACCTGCAAAGAGCATGGTGATTTTTATGTATTCGTTCATACACATCTGAAAGGGGGATTGTGTAAAAAGTGCAGCAGCAAAATTATTTCTAAGACTATAGCGGCAAAAAAGGAAAAGCCCTCAACTAAGCGAAAAACTACACATGAAATAGTAAAAGAGTTTCGGTTGGTACATGGAGAAAAATACGACTATTCAAAGGTTTGTTACATCAATAACCGAGATAAGGTTGAGATTATTTGCAAAAAACATGGTTCTTTTTATCAGACTGCAAAAAGTCATAAAAATGGAAGGGGTTGCTCTGACTGCGGAATGATATCTAAGGTGAGAAAGAGAAAAAAAGCTATAGAAGATGTTATATCTTGCTTTATTAAGGCACACGGACACAAGTATATGTCCAGACCATGGGGATTTTTGGCAATTACCAGTAGATCATCAGGCTGGGCACGGCTGTCCAGTTTGTAAGGTTTCACTTAATACCTACAAGAGGCAGGATTATATTGATATCTGTGAATTAAAAGGTGGTATGTCAAAACTTTATGTAATTGAGTGCAATGGAAAGGGTGAGAAATTTTACAAGGTAGGGATAACTCGAAAGCCTATATCTGAGAGGTTTAATAGAGGAAGTATGCCTTACAAATACAAAACCTTATATTTGATTGATGGTGCTGCTGGGCTTGTATGGGATTTAGAAACACAAATACACAGACTATTGAAAAATTATAGATATACACCGCAAATTGATTTTGGCGGCTCTAAGACGGAATGTTTCTCTATAATCCCTTCGGAAATTTCTAAATTAATATCCAGAATAAACTCTACCAATCAAATGCAGTTATTAGCATGAATTTTTTTAAACCATAAGGCGCCTAGGGCGCCTTTTTTTTGAGGTGCTTTATGGCCAGCAAGCTAGGTGTTTTAACATTAGATTTGGTCGCTAAAATTGGTGGATACATAAGCCCAATTAAAGAAGCTGAACGACAAACTCAGACTAGCTTCAATAAAATGCGTGACTATGTAAATTCTTATGGTTTGGCCGTTGCAGGCGCAGCAAGTACAGCTGTAGTTGGATTGGCTGCAATGGCACTTGAAACTGCAAATCATGCAGCTGAGCTAGAACAATTCGCGCTCAGAGCAAATACTACAACTCAAGAGTTTCAAAGAATGGCTGTGGGTGCGGCGGCTTTTGGGGTGGAGGGAGATAAGCTATCTGACATGCTCAAAGATTTTAATGAGAAGCTGGGAGAAGTAGTTTCTGTTGGATCAGGCGGAGCAGTAGATTTCTTTGAAAAGATTGCAATGAAAACTGAAGGGTCTTCAGAGGCAGCCAGAAAACTTATTTTGGAGATGCAAAAGTTATCTGGTCCAGAGGCCTTGCAAATGTATGTTGCTAAATTAGAGGAGGCAGGAGTCACACAGCAGCAGATGTCATTTTATCTTGAGTCGATGGCAAGTGATTTAACTGACTTAATTCCACTCTTGGCAAATGGCGGCGAAGGATTAAGGCTTTATGGTGATATGGCAGAGCGTGCCGGAATCATCATGACTGATGAAACAAAAGAAGCCGCATTAGCATTAAAGGATCAGGTTTACATGCTTGACCTTCAGCTGCAAGGAGCTAAAAATCAGTTAATGCAGTCCGTAATACCAGCTTTTGTTGATATTGCAGAAGCGTTTTTTGGTGGTTCTGAACAGGGGTTACAATTTACTGAAGTAGCAAATGGTGTTGCTAAGACCTTAAAGCTAATGGCATCAGTAGCTATTGGCGCAGTAACTGCTATTCAACTTGTTGGTAAAGCATTAGGTGGAATGGCTGCAATAGGTGGAGCTATATGGAATGAGTTGGATTGGTATGAAATGAATCCGCTTGGCTTGGTTAAAGCTGCATATGAAGCCCGGGGAGAAATTGCTGCACTCACATCCGAAATCAAAACAGATATGCATGAAACTGTGTTAGGCGCAGCAGATAGACTGAATAATATGTGGTCTAGTGGAACCTCAGAACAATCGATTCAGTTAAGAAGAGTTAGAGAATTAAAGCAAGGAGTAGACGGAGTAAGTAACGGCCTTACAGAGTTAGCCGATAAACAAAACAAAGCCGAAAAAGCCACAAAGAAAAATAACAAGGAATTGAATGATCAAAAAAGATTGTTAGAGGAACAAAGGCAGCTTCGTGAATCTTTAATTTATTCTTTCGCTGATAATGAATATAAGCTTCAGCTAGATTATGAAAAACAAATTGCAGAGGTTAGAAAGGCTGGATTTCCTGCTGATCAGGAAAAACGATTCCTAGATGCTTCAAAAAATCGCTATCAAACTGAGCGTGATTTATTGCAAGCGCAAATGGCTTTTGATATTTCTGAGCACCGCTTAAATGAAGAAGAAAAGCTTAACTTTTCTCTAGCACTACAGCAGAAAGAAATCGCAGCTCGAACTGACATTGCTGATAATTTGAAAGGCTTGTACTACAAGGCTGCTCAAGAACAGCATGATCAGGAAATGGCATGGCTTCGTCTCGAGCAAGCTCAGCGACTTCAAGACGCACAATCATATTATTTGACAGATATGCAAAACATGACTGCCAGATATGAATTTGAACGTGAGCAGATTCGACTTAATAAAGAGCTACTTGAGGAAGATAAGGTTGCTCTGATTGGCGCATCATATAGATCTCAGGATCGTGAGAATGATGATGCCCGTTACGCAGCATGGGGTAATTATCGCGATGCAATTGGCATTGATATGTCTGCTGAGGATGACCGCTCTCGGCGTGAAGAGGCCATTACAGAAGCACTTGAGTGGGAGTTGATTACTAAAGAAGAATATCAGCAAAAAATGCTTGAATCTGAAGCTGAGTATATGAATGCTCGGGCTCAGTTGCAACTTAATGGGTGGGAGTCTATAGCTTCTGGAACAGCAAGTATAATGGCTGATATGTTTGGTAAACAGTCTGCCGCATACAAGATTATGTTTGCAGTTGAGAAAGGCTTTGCAATAGCACAGTCAGCTCTTGCAATCCAGCAAAGCGTTGCAAAAGCAATGGCTTTGGGGTTTCCTCAGAATATCCCGGTAATTGGTCAAGCTGTAATGCAGGGTGCTCAAATAATTTCAACGATTAAATCTGTTCAATTGGCTGGGCAGGCTCACGATGGTCTGGAGTATGTACCGCGCGAAGGTACTTATCTGCTAGATAAGGGTGAACGTGTTGTGACTTCCGATACTTCTGCAAAGCTTGACCGTACTCTGGATAAAGTGCAACAAACTGGTACTTCTGGTGATGTGATTATTAATAATTACACTTCAGCAGAAGTCTCCGCATCAACCGGTAGTAGTGGCGAACTCATCCTGACCATCCAAAAAACCATTGATCAGTACGTTCCTGCTCAGTTCAGCAATCCTAACAGCCGTCTAAGCACGTCAGTAACCAATAACTTTAATACGCAACGCAATCGAAAGTGAGTTAGTTAGCTATGGATAAATTTATGCTTTGCCCATTGTTAGCGAGCTATTCGTTCACACCCGGGCAAAATATTCTTGAACAGCAGTTGGCTGGTGGAATGCCCCGGCAGCGTCGAAACTTTATTGGTTCTGTGGGCGTGGTGAGTGTGTCTGTCTTTTGCCGGAATGAACTGGAGATTGAATATTTCTGGGCATTCTGGCGCAAGAAAGACCGGAATCCGCAGCCATGGCTCTGGGCATTAAAAACTGACAACTACAAAATGGAAGAGCATGAGTGCCGGTTCATGTTGGGCCAGACTCCGCAGGAATCCGAACGACAGGGCAACAAGATCAAGTATTCGTTCCAGGTGTGGGTTAAACCACTGAACCGTTCTGCTTCTTACGATGACCAGGTTGTAGATTATTGGAGTGCAGGTGGCAATCCGGACGTTTCAAAAGCTTTGGAGCGTCTAAGCAATATCAAATTGCCTGATGCCCTGGAGAATGTCTAATGGATTTAACCGAATATCATCTGGATTCCAGCCCGTCTGTTGTATTGCTTGAGTGCATCGAGATTAAACACAGCCTGTGGCCTGCGCCACTACGCTACGTGACCAATCATAGCGATGGAGTGACCGTCAAGCATGAGAATGGCGAAATAGCGATGTATGAATATATGCCGCTGCAAATCCGCCGGGGTAACACAGCTGATAATTTAGACCAGACCCTTAGCATTACAGTGGGTGATCTGGGCGAAGTGGTGCCGAAGTTGCTCAAAATTATCCGGGATGCAGATAGTGAAGAACGACCACAGGTTACTTATCGCTGTTATTCATCCTCAAATCTGAATATGCCCATTGATCGTCAGTCTGGACTGGAAGTGGAAGGCATGAGCCGTGACCTTCAAGCCACTACGTTTGATGCAGCGGCTCAGCGCCTCAATAGCGTGGGGACAGGTCGGCTTTATACGGTAGATGAGTTTCCAGGACTAAAAGGATTCTTCTGATGAAAAGTATTGATCCATTGCTCGACCGGCACTATGACCCTGAGAAATACCATTGCGTTCACTTTTTGATTGAAGCGGCACAGTATCTTTTTGATCAAGACTATTCGCAAAGCTTTGTCGGGCTTACATCGTCATTACATGAAACGCTGCATACATCAAGGCATACTGCGATTCATAACCGGAAGCTGACTGAGCCAATCAACGGCACCATTGTCCTGATGACTAACATTAATCAAAGCTCGCATGTCGGGCTTTTTTATTGTGACCGGGTTTTACATTTAACTGAGCTGGGCGTGCATTTTCTGCCACTCAGATCGCTTGAGAAAGTTTATAAACGGATTCGATACTATGAGCCGATTACGCATCATAACCAACCCTGTTGATGCTAAAGAAGGCATCTTGCATGTACGCACTGATAAGGTTTTAGAAGCCTTTACACAGGTTAAAAATAAACATCCGCAGGCCAGAATTTATATACAACCCGCTTGTGCACAAAACGACGTTACCCCAACCAACAAGGTTGATGAAGCATCATTGCATATGCTGGCGAAGAACAATGACTTTGACATTGTTTGTCAGGCTGGTGAAGCTGCAACGATCATTGCTGTCGTATCACTAGTTGTATCACTGGCAATGACTGTGTACACCTTGCTGACCATGCCAAAAAACAAGGATTCTGAGCAGGGGTCAAGCAATAACAACCTGTCAAATCCGCAGAACCAGCAACGCATCGGCTCACGTATTCCTGATATTCTTGGAACGGTGAAATCAATTCCTGATCTGATTGCACCTGGTGTCAATGTTTACGAGAACAATAAACAGGTTGAAGAGCAGTTGATGTGCTTGGGGCGTGGTTATTACTCCGTTTCAGACATTCGCGATGGTGATACACCTTTTGATTCAATCGAAGGTGCTTCAATCTCGATTTATGATCCGGGTGTGAATATTGTCACAGGTGTACCGCACACTCAAATTGGTGACAACTTCAATTACGCCCCTTTTATTGCCAAGCCTTCTAAATCGATTAATGATCAGTTGCTTGCCGTTCCAAATGAGCTGGCGATCAGCAGCACGAATTTATATTTTCAATATCCCAACCTGATTAAATCTAAAACCGGGAATGTTCCGGGAGGGCTTGCTGCAAATGATCAGCTATTGCTCCGGGGTGGGGTCTTCAACATTAGTGATCAGCAGATTTCAGGCGCTACTCTTGTAAGACCGAGTGGGACAATTGAGATCAACTCAACACAGGAACTGGTCAACTACAGTGCACTGAACCGAATCAAAATTGAGTCATTGCTTGTGCCGTTAAGTGCAGATGCTTACGCCAGTCTTGCCGGAACATACAGCATAAATTCAATCAGTAAATCTGGCAGCACTTATATAATTCAATTGGGTTCACCAGCGGCAATCAACCGCGATTGGAACCTGATTGATGAAAACAGATCCGGGAATATATCGGCAATACTATCCGATACAACCACCAGTATTAATCTTGATGGCAAATATAGCGTTGCAAGCATATCCAGCAGCAGCATCGCCCTGAATATTCCAAGTGCAATGCTGGCGCAGTGGACAAAGATTAATACGGTATTTGGTGGCTCTACTATTTCAGAAGTATCTGATCTTAGTATAGATAAGCTGAATGACAAGTGGGTAGGTTGGATTGAGTTTACAAATCAGGAATCTGAAGAACTCTGGATCAATCTAAAAGCACCACAAGGCCTGTGGTATCAGGATTCAAAAGGTGGGGTGTGGCCACGAGAAGTTTATTGCAAGATTGAATATCAGCAGATTGTAAATAACCAGCCAAGCGGACCTATTTATGAGCGGCTTACTTCTGTTCAATCCGCAAGCAACAATTACCGGGATGCTGTAGGCCTTACTGAAAAGATTGAATTTCCTTTCACTGGGCCATTTAGATTCCGCGTCTGCCGGACTACTGAGGATGATTTAAGTTCTAAAGTGGCTGATGATGTGAATGTTACTGATGCTTACGCGGTTCATGCATTACAAAAGTTTATATATGATGATTTAACCATCGTTCGTACCCGCGTCATTGCAGATAAAACCGCACTTTCGATCAAGAACCGGCAGCTCAGCATGATTGCCACACGCAAGCTTTACAGCTATGCATCGGGCGTTAAATCACAGCAGCGTATAGCCACAAATAACTTTGCTGATATTGTCTGTGCCGTGACAGAAGATCCGTTTATAGGCCGTCGTTCTGTTAGTGAGCTGGATGTAGTGGGTCTCTACCAGACTTCAAATTATATTCAGAGCTATTTCGGCACGTACAAAGCCACTGAGTTTAATCATACGTTTGACCAAGCAAATCAGTCTTATGAAGAAACACTGGCACAGATTGCAAGTGTCGTGTTTTGCAATGCCCGGCGTGAAAGCGGAAAGATCTATTTTCAGTTTGAGCGGACCAATCCATCATCCAGCATTCTATTCAACCATCGAAACAAGAAGCCCGGCAGTGAAACCCGGACTGAAAAGTTTGGTGTGACTAATGAATATGACGGTGTGGAGGTCAGCTGGATTGATCCAGATGATTCCTGGACTGAGAAAACACTGAAGCTTCCTGATGAGAATATTACTAACCCGAAAAAGATAGAATTGGCAGGTGTCACCAACAAATACCAGGCCCATTTTTTAGCGCACCGGGCATGGAACAAGATCAGGTATCAGCGTGAAACCGTACAGTTTACTGCGTATGGCGAAGCTGACCTGATTACGATCAATGACCGGATTGCGGTGACAGATGACACGATACCTTCACTGGTGCCGATTGGTGATGGATTTACTCAAGGTGAGGTTGTGGAGTGGGTGGGGCAGAATATTGCTGTATCTCAGCCAGTTCTACTTAAGACAGATCAGACTTATATCATTCATTTGCAGCTACCCAATGGCTCGATTGAAACCATGCAGGTAGCGCAGGGAAGTAATGAGTGGCATCTGGTTTTAGAGCGACTGCCAACTCTACCCCTTGTCACTGCATGGGATGGAAAAGTAGCGCCTACAGTCTACTCAATCACACTCAGTCAGAATAAGGACAGTGAAGCCTATCTGGTTTCTGAAAAGTCACCATCCGGCACATTTGAGAGCCAGATTACAGCAATCAACTACGACACTCGTTATTACAAAAATGATAGCGACTATCTAAACAATCTAATCACATAAACCAGACCAACAATGGCCCGCATTACGCGGGCTTTTTTAATGGGTGAAAAAAATGGCTGAGAAAACAATGCAGCAAGTAATTACCGATGCAATTCAAGATGCAGAAACGCTAGAGCAAGCGGTAAATGGGCCAGCTGGAGAGCTAATAAAATCGAGACTAGGACGTGAATTCTATACGCTCGCCAGTGTTCCGCAAATTAATACAATGACACGTGAAGAGATTAGCACAGCACTCGATCCAAAAGTCGATAAAACCTATTTTGATACCACGCTGTCCAGCTTTCAAAACGGTGCTATCAAAACATACCCGACACTCGCTGCTGCCAATGCCGATATTGCAAATATTGCATTAAATACAAAGGTCTCTGTGCTCAGCGCAACAGAAGGCGGAGATTACTACAAAGCCTCTGCTGATGCGACGAGCTTGACTAAGAGTGCTTATGATCCAGTTGAAACGCTTCGTTCTTGGTCAAATTCTAATGCATTGTTTCAGCCTAAAAGTCTGATTAATAACGAAGCAACAGCAATTGATCTAAATGGAATTGAATATCAAAACGGATATTTTCTTTTTACATTGACACCTAAACCTCAAGTACATTTGAACTTTCCAGAATATAGCAATGCTGATGGTGCTCGTGGCGCAGGTGCATTAATTGCAGTGACGGATCCGAGCAGATCAATTGCCCGGCAGATTTATATTTCAGCCGAAAATATTTACTTTAGAGCAACACATCTTGGTGTTTTTGAAAATTGGAAGAGATTGGCAACATCACAAGATATTGAACAGCTAATTTCTAAAGATGACTTAGAAATTGCACTCAATAATACTTCTAAAAATGTAGGAAAAAATATTTTAGATATATTAGGAATTAGCTTCTTATATGAAAATATTGATACTAATTATGTGGTTGGATCTTTAACTGGTAATAGCAGTCAGACAAATTCCAGCTTCTCAACTACTAGTGCAACAGCACGTTCTAAAATATTTAAAGTTGAGCCTGGTACTTTATACACTGTTGCTAAAAAATCATCGAATAGATTTAGAATTGCAGAATTTTCCAATTTTCCAATTAATGAGGCGAAACCAATTTATTTTACAAAAGATGAATATGTTGAATCGCAAAAGGATCTAGATATTGAGTATTTCTCTTTCACAACACAGCAAGACACTGTAAATATAGTTGTTTATGTATCTTCTTCATCTGAAGAACCTGAAATTCATTTTTATGAGGGAAGCTATTTACCTTTTCAGAGAGAAATAGTGATTGAAAAGCCAGTTTCTATTCAATCTACTCTTAATTTGTTTGGAAAATTAGAAATTAATTCTGGGCTTAAAGCATTAGGCGATGTCCAAGCTTCAAATATTGTTAAGGGTAAAAACTTATTTAAAGGCGATGAATATTTAGAAGGCAATATTGTATTAAGCGGAGCTGTTGGAACAGAACGACGCATTATTGTTGGGACAACAACAGTAAATGCAAAAACTGCTGTTTTAAAAATCAATCCGAACACAACCTACACTGTGAGCAAATCAACTTCAGATCGTTTCCGAATCGGCTTATGCAATGTAATGCCTACATTAGGAACTACTAATATTGAAATTATTGGAGGTGAAAGCAACGACAGTTCGAGTGAATTTACGTTCACAAGTAAAAGTTCTACAAATTATTTAGTACTCTACTTAGCTGCAAATACAGCAGCTCCAAGTGAAGTTCAAGTAGAAGAAGGCGAAACTGCAACTGAATATGAAAGTTTCGGTTATAAGTTTTTTCCAGAAGCGAAGAGTAAAGGCTCTAGTTCTGGATCGGCTGCATATGATTATGCAGGTGTCGGAAATGCTAATTTTCTATCAAAAGCAACTTCAACTGCTGGCGCGTGGGCTAATTCAAGCTACACGATTCCTGCACATGATGATACACAGACACTGCAAGACTTATTCGACAGTGCGAAAGGTGTGGTGTCATTAGAACCTAATAAGAAATATAAAATTACAGCACCAATTGTTGCCGATATTTCTAAAGCTAAGCTGATAAAAGGCAACATGGCTCATATTGTGGTTGATGGTGATTTTGAAGCATTTCACTGGGTTGGTACTTTGACAAGTTCAGCGAATGCTGGAGCATTAAACAGAAAGCTTGCATTAAACGAAATGAGTCCATTGGTCGTGGCTTTGCGTGTTACGAATCCAATGGAAGTGTTGGGAACCGCATTTGTTGTTGAAAAATGTATGTCTCCAAACTTTTTGGCTTGTAATTTTAGCTATCTGAAACGCGGTATTGTGTTCCGTGGTGTAAATCGCAATGCAATCATTTCCGCTACACATATTTATGCTTGTTATGACTATGGAATTCATTTTGAAGAAGGTGGAGATATTCATCAAATCAATATCACCGGCTGTCATATTTCTTACTGCCGTAAGAATATTTTTAGTGAAAACCACAATATCTACAATATTCAAATAACTGGTTGTGATATCGAAACTTCGAGTTATCCAGTCGCTGAATGTGATATGCACTTCTTGCAAACATCTGCAATTCTTGAGGATTTAGAAATTACAGGTTGTACTATTGAAGATCATTGGAATACCCAAAAAATGATTGTTCTGCAAGGGGGAGCAAACGCAAACATTAGCGCTGTAACAATCGCAGGAAATGTGACAGGTAATAGTGCGGGTTGTGCAATTGAAGCAAGTGGTGTCATTAATATTGACATCTCTGGGAACTTTAAAGCATGTCGTGGGTATGCAATTGACATTGTCGGATATGCAAGCGGTGTCAAAATTAATGTTCAGACAGGAGGAAATCAGGGCGGCGGCTTATTACGTGCTGTCGGCAACTTTAATATTAGCGGATTAAATCTTAACGGTTCGAGTTGCACAGGAACAGTTAATCAGCAACCAGTTTTGATTGATGTGAACAGTATTAACTATTCAAGTTTTTCAAATATGATCTTGAAAGTCAGTGAATTAACAGTAAATGCGGAAACATCTAAACGACCACCAGCTATACATTTGAAGGCAAAGAACATGAGGCTTGTTAAAGTTGACGACAATATTATCGACTCAAATGTAACGCTTGATGATGCAATTAAAGTTGAATGTTCTGGAACTGTAGTGAAAGGTTCTATGAGTAGAAATATGTCAACTTCGGGTTTATTTACTGCACCAGCAGCATTCGCAATTAGCGGAAATGCATGATGGAAAACATAGAAGCCGTTGCCGAAGCCATGACTTGGCTCGGCATACTATCATCAGGAACTTATGGATGCGACTTCATAGAACTATTCAGCATAGATTACACAAGCAATAGCTGATAGCTGAAGCATTTAACCATAAAGCACCTCCGGGTGCTTTTTTATTGCCAAAAATAAGGGGGATTTATGACAAAAGGAGAAATCAATGGAGTTCCTTAGTCAAGTTTTAGAGAGCATCAAAAGTCATTCACATATCCTTTTTACGGGAGTTTTGGGTGCGACTTTTGGCTTTCTATTAAGCAAGGAACCGGCTCGAGACCGCTGGATAGGGTTTTTTGCCGGCTTCATTTTATGTGTGGTTTTTGCTGAACCAGCAAGCTTATTTCTTGCAAATGGCAACTACCCCGAACTATTCGGTTTTGTTTTAGGTGCGGCTGGTAAGAGTACAGCTGAAGCATTACTAAGTCTGGCCCGATCAAGAATCCTTGGTTTGGTCAAGAAGGAGGATGAAGATGCTGGTAATCATCAGTAAGACAGCATTGATATTATTTATAGTTTCTTTTGCAATCATGGTGTTCCATCCAAGAATACAACTGCCAAAGCATATTGATTTCCTGTTGATGTTATCAATCTTCTTTGGAGTGGCGCTTTTTGTCAAAGATGACTACACCCCAAGTCCAGCCGGCACACTTTTCTATACAACCGTAAGCATTGTAATCGCACTCTTTACCCGACAACTCTATATCTGGGGAAAAGGTGGCGCACGGCCAAAATTCTTTAAATGGGATAAAGATGATGAACATCGCTCAAATTAAAAAACTTCAAACTGTAGTAGGCGTACATGCTGACGGTATCATTGGCCGAGGCACTTTATCAGCACTGTTCCGTAAACTTGGGGCCAGTAATGCTCGTGCCGAAGAGTTAGCATTGGCTGCAAATGTTCATATGCGGACATACGGCATCCTGGACAATTCACTTCGCTTCATTCATTTCATGGCACAGCTTGCGCATGAATCTGGAAACTTTCGTTATATGGAAGAAATTGCCTCAGGTAAAGCGTATGAAGGCCGAAAGGATTTAGGAAATATCTATGCAGGGGATGGGGTACGATTTAAAGGACGTGGACCAATTCAATTGACTGGCCGTGCAAACTATCGCAAGTATGGCCAGCAGCTTGGCATCGATCTGGAAAATAATCCTGAGATTGTTGCATTACCAAGTATGGGCCTGATGGTTGCCTGCAAGTTCTGGTCTGATAACGGCTTGAATGCCTTGGCTGATAAAGATGAAGTGGTTGCGGTAACTCGCAGAATCAATGGCGGTACCAATGGCCTTGAAGATCGTAAGAAGCATTTAGCATTACTGCGGAGCTGGGTATGAAGTTGGTATTACTGACTTCATTACTTCTCTCCGGCTGCACAGCACACTCAATCCCCCATAAATTAAAATACCCTTATTTCATCGTACTCATTAGTTGATTTAGAGCCTCATCCAAGCTATCCAGCTTATTTGCTTCTTTATACTCTGTAAGTTTTTTCAATGTGCCTTCATTTACATAAAAGGCCCGTTTCTTAAATCCTTTCTCAAGCATACGGCTGTGTCGTTCTTTCTGACGTTCTGCTGCTGTACTTGCCATACTTAAAACTCGCTGATATATTTAAGTCACTTAGCTTGCTAAGTAATGTTTACCATCGCTTAGATGGTTAAAGAAAACCCCACTCTGACCAGTGGGGTTTTGCTTTTAAGCCTCTAAAAAGAGTTGTGCAATTTTTAAAGCATTTTCTGTATTGAATTTTGCGCCTTCATCCTTAATGAATTCGAGATTTGCTTCGATTGATTCAATAGAATTATCTTCAGAAGCTTCCCAAGCATACTGTGCAGCAGCATAGTCATTTAATTCATAAGTGGCCGCAACATTACCCCAACCGTAATGATCTACTAAGTGATCTTTGCGATCATTCACAGTGTTAATAAAATCAACAACGGCTGAAACTGAATCTGCATTTGAAAGAGTCATAAAAGTATTCATGTTTATATCTCACTAAGTAATGTTTAATTCATCAAGACTTCTTTGATCTGACCATCTCGTCCTGATGAATTAAATATACAATGTGAGAATCTCACAATCAAGTATTATTTTGAATTCTTTTTAACCTCCCGACGAACGGTCAACAAACCCCACCAACTTCATAAAACTCCAGCTGCTCTTGTTCTGAAAACCACGGATTATACCGTAACGCCCATCCCGGGCTTTTGTGGTATGGCTTGGCCCGTTTGATCATTTGCGCGATATAAAATTGTTCCCAAGGTTTCATTTTTCTTATTCTCTTAAGCTGGTATAATGGTTCTGAGTTCAGTTTCCAAATTCTCAACTGAACCGGAATAATAAAAAGATAAATAAACTTAGTCAAAGTTAATCAAATTAAGATGTTACACAGAAGTTACACAATACTGCTCCTGTTGAGTAATATCATATAAATAACAATGGCTTGAGTTGTATATTCGACTCCCGCCACCTCCACCAAAATTCTTTCCGAAGTAATCCATCGGGATCTAAAAAAGCCTTTAAACTTAATGTTTAGAGGCTTTTTTATTGGCTGTGTTGTCCGACCTTGTCCTAAGCTGTTTGACCCTATTTTTGCTTTTATGAGGGTCAAAATTGGGACAATTTGACCCACTAAATAAGTTTAATTATGTGGGACAAAGATATGTCGCTTACCGATGTGCTGTGTAAAAAAGCATTACCGCAGGAAAAACAGTACCGCCTTTCTGATAGTAATGGTCTGTCTTTACGAGTCGATCCGAATGGCAAAAAATATTGGTCTATCAGATACACGGAAAATGGACAAAGGAAGTCTAAAGCATTAGGTATCTATCCTGAGCTAAGTTTAAAGCGTGCAAGGGAGATCGCGTTTGATCTGAGATATAAACTCAAAAATACAACTGAGGTTGAGCAGGAGCAGCCTTATTTTAAGGAAGTCGCAGAGGATTGGTTCAATAATCAAAAAGAAACTTGGTCATCCAAACACATTAGTAATGTACGAGCTTCATTGGATGAGCTTTATATTGCTCTTGCTAATAAGCGTATTAACCAGATTCAGGCTCCTGAGATTCTACAAATCATTAAGAAGATTGAGGCAAGAGGTTCGCTTGAAATTGCAAAACGTATCTAATTTAATGGATGTACGAAAAAATCTCTATAAACTCGAACCAGGATATGAAGCAAGAGCTAGAAGAATAGCATCGGTCTATGCCAAAATTTACCTTGAACAGGAAAATCATGGAGATAAACAACTTATAGGTCGTTATTATTGGATGGGTCTAGGCGCATTTGCCTCAAAAACAGTTGCAGCAGTGTTCAAACATGGACTCACCGCATGGGGATATAAGTGGATGCCACTCAGTGTGATTCGAGACCCTGTACATTCTTTTGCAAAAGGAAATTTATGGTTATTCATGGATATTGCTCCATGGCACTACGCTTGGAGTATGTCATCTGCATCTTTTAACCAGTGTAGAACTCAACGTGATGTCTCAAAATTCACCCATATAAAAGAAGAAGTAAGAAATATTCCTTGGTCAAGTTGCTTACCGATAATTAAGCACTTACAAAGTACCCCTGAAATTACACAGGCTTTTGAGTATCTTCCAAAAATTGAAAATGTATTTAAAAGAAAGAATGAATCAAGACAAGTTAGATTTAAGTTGTCTAGTAAAAATCTTTTAAAACATTTGATGGCGATTGCAGTACAAGAGCAAAGAAATATTTTACAGGAATTGGTATGGAAAGATTGGAAAGTACAAGCACAGGCAACGTTACAAAGCTATACCAAGCTCCCTGATAGTACCTTAGTCTTATCTAGTGATTATGGCGTTGATACGGTCAAACCTGATAAAAATGGAAACTATAAAGGTCGTCATGCAGGAGTTATTAATCAACTCCCTGAATCTGTCTATATTGAGCCTTTGCCACATACTAGAGTTCAAAACTATGATAGCCGTATGGAATGGATTCAAAAAGCAGCAGAAAAATATCATCTTTTAATGTTGAGTAACAAAGGACGTCCATTTTTAGAAAAGGAACTCGCAATTATTGCAGGATGGGGTAACAGTAAAGCTGATTTTAATGTTGGTAAGGACAGTAATGATGGAAAAATTTAAGATCTATTTTAACTTGATCTTTGTCTTTATATTCGGACTCTTCCTTTTAAGCTGTCAACCTCATCCAAAAAATACAGAGAACAATACAATGAATCAGCAACCTTATTCACTACATTTTGGTCCACAAGGTTTTAAAGATTTTGCTCACTACAATCAAGGGAAGGTAGATAATCACCCAGTAGCGAGTTTTCGAGAATTAGATTTTTCACTACCGAACTTAGGCCAAATTAAAATCGAGAATAGTACAAGTAGCTTGACCATTAATCATGTTTTTTCAGTACTTGGAGCATCTTTTCATGGGGAAGAAGGTATTGAGGTGATGACTATCAATGCAGGTTTAAACAAAGAAGAGTTTGTACGTCCTGAACAAGCCTATCAAGCTTATGTTGATTTAATGAAAAAAATTAATCAGGCCGAGTGGAAAAATTATTTCTATCGTTTTTCTGCACGAATAGCAAAAGAAGATAATATTCGATATCTAATGGAATCAGGTGATGTCATTGATCCGACTTATATCTTTAATTATGAAGAATGGAAAAAAATAATAAATACAGTTGGAGGAAACTCGATCGGCTACCGCTTATATGGCAATGGTATCCTTTTGGATCTGAGTATAAAACAAACTAAAAAAACTGAAGATGGTAAAGAACAATATATGGTTCATTATACTTTCAATACAATTCGCTATGATGAAAGAAATTCAATGGATGATTCAGAGAATAATATTGATACTTATAAAATGACATCAAAAGAGTTAGAACAAGCATTTACAAATGAGTTGAGAAGAAGTAAAAAATCAAGGGAAATTGATGAAAAAGAAGTTATGGCACAGGGCTACCATATTGATGAAGATTATGTTGATCCTGTCGTTTGGCAGTATGTTAAATAGATCAGTTATGGTTATTTGATTTTAAGAAATTCTAAAATTAACATGATGGGTGTTATATGAATAAGCCCATAACCTGATCACATAAACATACTATCTGGATTATGGTTTTTCTTGCTTAAAATAAAATTAAAAGAGTTATAAGGGTACAATATATTTATATGATTTATTGCCTAAACAGCTGTGACATTAAATAATGAACCCACCCATGCACTAAACAGCATTGCAATAATTCCCCATATCATAATACGTATTGCACCTTTCCAGATAGAATTGCCACCGGCATAGCTTGCCAGCGCACCCAGAACTCCCAGACTTAATATACCAATTATAATAATGCCTGATTGGAGTATAGATTCAGGAAGAAAAATAATTGCAGCAACAGGAAACAAAGACCCCACTGAAAAAGCCAGAGCTGATGCGACTGCTGCAAGAACAGGATTTGCTGAAGTCTGTTCTGAAATACCAATTTCATCTCTTGCATGGGCGTCCAGAGCATTATGTGCAGTCAGCTGTTGAGCAACCTGACGGGCAAGGTCAGAGTCTAAACCGCGACGTATATAGATATCTTGGAGCTCCTTTAATTCATGGGCCGGATGAAGATCTAATTCTCGTGCTTCCATATTCAAATCACTCTGCTCGATATCCTGCTGGGACTTAACTGATATATATTCGCCGGCTGCCATTGAGGCAGCGCCAGAAATCAGGCCGGCTATACAGGTAATTAACAGGGTATGAGTGGAGGCCCCACTTGCCGCTACGCCAATGACAAGGCTGGTAACAGAGATAATCCCGTCGTTTGCACCCAGTACAACAGCACGTAACCATCCCGCACGCTCCATATAGTGCTGTTCAGCATGATAAGAATGACGCATAGAATACTCTTTTATTGTTAAGGTTGTTAAAATAGAGGGAGTTTATTTTAGCTATATATTAGGGCTTATAACTTCTGAATTGAATATATTTTTAACTTATTGATTTTAATAAAAACTAAAATAACAAGACAATTTCTATTATAGTCAGCCTTAAAAATCTTATTTTATAGAAATATTTTTTAAATATTGAGAATTTTAATATCTAAATAATATGGTATCAGAGAAGGTTAAATATTAAAAAATAGAAGATCGATACTTAAGATGCTATCTATTCTCATGATCAGGCTAGAGCAGGTTTTTTAGTGACCAATTTAAGGGAGTTATCCCTGAAGAAGCAGTGCTAAATTATAAATCAAGTGATAAATGTAGTAATAAGCACAGCCGTTTTATAAGGAAAAACCGTGCTGGTGCCGATCTGTAAAGATCTGAACAGGCAGTTGTTGTAGATTATCAGCGTACTATTGATAACAATACTAGCCTGCGCATAAGTAGTGCATTTACTCAAAAAGAAAGTTCTGCTGGTGTAGGGGGAGGTTTAAGCTAGTAAACTTATATAAAGTGATTAATTTTGATATATTATTTAAGTGAATAAAATAATAAGTAAAAAAGTACCTATATAATAAATATATTCATTAAAAATAACTGGT